AAATCAAGTATTTGTTGTGGAGTAACTTTAGAATTTTTAATTACTCTTCTACCTTTTTTAGTTTGACTAAAAGGAACTTTAGATTTTATAAATAAAGGTTTAAGTACTTGTTCTATAGCTTCTTTGTTTTGTAATCTTCTAGGTCCAGCAACATTAACTTTTTTACCTTTAATTAAAGCTTGAGCTTTAGTAATAAAATCATCTGTTAAATTAGGATTATCAATATTAATTAAGATTAATGGTCTGTTTTTAGTTTTAGGAAATACACCTGTTTCATAATTATCAATATTATTTTTAACAATATCTTTCCATTCATTACCATATATCCATTTATTTCTAGATGCATAAAGAATTGTTTTAGCTGTACCTGTGTCATTAAGTAATTCTTTTTTACTAAACACAACAATAGTTACATCTGTATTATCTACATTTGCACTTGTTCTTTTTGCATACCAACTTGGTTTAGGTTGTAAAGAACCTATATCTGCAGTTTCTAATTCTTTAATTTGGTCTAATAAATCTAATACTTTATTAACATCATTTCCTTGATATGTAGCTATATTGCTAACTTGTGTATATTGTTTTTGTGTAGCATCTAATTTTGCTCTTAATGCAGCTAATTCATCTCCACCAGTTTGTATAAACTCTTGATACGATTCCATATCAAATTCATCATATTCAATTCGTCTAGTTTTTTTCATTGACCTTAAATCTTTTTCTGGAATGCTTCCACCAGTTTTTTTAATAGCATCACGAAAATCATCAAGTGTCCAGTTTGCAGGTATTCCTAAATCAGCTTCACCTTTTCTGTATTCTAAAATCTTTATACCGCTACCAGGTGTACCATCTCCGCCTACATAATAAGCAACTCTTTTGTTTTTTACAAAGTTCATTGGTGCAGCTTTAAATTTTAAATCGTATATAAAATCTTCATCAAATTTACCTTTAGATAATAAATCTTCTATTTCCTTTTTAGGAATTGAAACTTCTCTAATTCTTTTACCTTCTTGGGTAACACCTCTAAAGTTTTTACCTTCAAGTTTTATATTTAATCTTTGTAATGATTCTTCTGCTATTTCAGCTCTTCGTATTAAATCTTGAATTTCTACATCAGTAGCGTCTGGTCTAATAACACCTTTAGATAACAACTGTTCTTTTTTAATTTCAATTTGTTTTTTTAATTCAATAATTTCATCTTCTAATTTAAACTGTGATTCTAAAGCACCAGGTCTATCTGATAATTGATATCTTTTTAAATACTCATCAACAGCTTTTTGCATATCTTGATTTTTACTAGTATTAACATAACCACCTCTAGCTTTAAGTTCTATTGCTCTTTTTTTGGCTATTTCTTTTTTAGTAAGTTTAGAAAAAGGAACTTCCATTATTGCTTTGTAAGCTGCTATTTCTGCACTAGTTAATCTTTTTTCATCAAAGTAACCTAAGAATTTATTACCACTATTGTGCTTTAATATTCTTGTATTAACTCTTTGTAATTCTTTTCTTAAATCTGCAATAACATCATCTACAGTATCTTGTAAATTATATTTAGCTAATTGTCCTGCTGAATGGTCATATCTACCATTTTTTATAGTAGCTTGTGTAAGACCAGGCATACCTCTACCACCAGTTGGAATACCTAATTCTTCAGCTACTTGTAATCCTATAAAGTCTATACCTTCTTGACCACCACTATTAACTTCTTTAACAATAATGTCCATCTCTGGGTCTAACCTATCTATGGTTGCTTGTGGTTCAATCATTTCAAAGAAGTCATCTTTAAGTTGATTCATACTAGCTGTACCTTCAATATCTTTAATGATGTTATCTGGACCAGCTAATTCATATTCAATTCTTACCCATTCATCTTCTGGTTTTAAACCAGCTTTAGAAAATTTCTTTTTTCTTGCGTTAGCTAAATTTGCAGCAATTATTTCTTTATAATATTCAAAAGTGTAACCTTCTTTTTTAGCAATTTCTCTAGCTAATGTTTCTAGTTCTGGGTTGTCAAATAAATCTAATGGTACAGTTTCTACTTTATTAATTCTGACCATAACTTTTCTACCATTTTTAGTATTTTGAAATAATCTAATTTGTCCAACTTCAGGTCTAATTCTTCCATAACCTTTAAGAGTTCTAGTTGTAGATGTTCTTACTCCTTGAGTAATTAATTCTATAGTAGATGTATCTCTATTAGAAAATGGAGTACCTCTAACAGGAACATCAAAGTTCATAGTTATAACATTACCTTCAGGTTTTATGTCATTTATTTTTTGTTTACCAAATCGTTCATTAATTATTTCAGATAATGCTCTAGCTTGATTATTATTAGTATTAGCAAACTTATCTGTTAATGTTTTACCTTGAGCTTTAATAGCTAACTGTTCTAGTAAATCAGGATTTTCGTCAGCCCAATCTTCCCATATTTTTTTATACCTTGGATAGTAATCAAAGTTATCTATCTTTCTACCTGCTGCATCTACAGCTTCATTACCTTTAGCAGCTTTAATAGAGCTATAACCTTTTACTTTTGCCCATCTAAGTTCTACTGTATCGCCATTAGCAAACTTAGCATTTAATGCAGAAAACTGTTTACCAAAGTCATCACCAGCAGTTGATACTTCAAATCCATCTTCTGCAAATCTTGCCCAACCAGCAGAAGTATTACCAGTACCAGGAGCATCATTAATTCTTGCAGCTAAATCTTCTTCAGCACTTCTAATTAATTTTCTTACTCCACCTACTTCTCTTTTTTTAATACCAGCTCTAGATGCTATATTTTCTACCATCTTTAAAGCTTCACTCATATCTAACTGTAAAGATAAAACATCATTACCAAAATTATCTAGTACATCTAACTTCTGACCTTGAAACCATTCTTCACCAAATGCAGTTCTAAAATATTTTCTTGTTTCATCAACAGAAGTCATAAACTTTCTAATGCCTTTAACTAATTCTTTAGGTAAATCTAAAGCTTCAAACTTTTGTTCTATGTGTGGTAATACACCACCTTCTCCACCAAGTACATCTAGTACATAAACAACTTTAGATAAGTTAGCAGGTCTTGGGTCTGCACCACCTTGTATTGCAATAGCTTGTAATACTTCATCATCAATACCATCTGCTAATCTATCTAAAGCTTTCCAAGCAACTTCATTATCTACTTTTGCCCACTTCATCCAATCTTTTAATTCAAAGAATGTTTCATTTAAATCATTAGCGTGTAGTTTTGGTGTAGGAAATTGTTGAAATAATCTACCCCATTTACCATCTTGATTTTTTAATTTCATAGCAGTCTTAAAACCTAATCCAGAAACTTCTGGACCATAGAATGCTTTAGCTGCACTTCTTGAAAACTTACCTTTAAAAACTAAAGAGTTATTATCTAATCTTGTTTTAAATCTTATATTGTCATCAATAGCATTAATTAATAATGCTTTAACATCTTCTGTGTTAGTTGTATCTCTAAGCTTTTTAAGTATTGATGCACCATCTTCTAATTGTCTAAACTGACCTTTAGTAATAATATCTATGTCATCATAGTTATCTGCTTTAGCAATTATGTCTGCTATATCTGTACCAACTCTACCTTGAAAAAATTGTTTAGCTGTAGGTTGATGAACAGTAGCTCTAACAGCTTTATTAATAATACCTGCTTGACTTGTAGCAGTCTTATTAAATGTTCTAGCAGCTTTACCTGCTTTAGATAAACCTATACCTACATAAGTTGAAGGGTCAGTAAATATTGTATATGCACCATCAATAAGACCTGACATAAATTTAAATGCTCTAGAACCTGGTTCAAATATTTCTACTGCTGCAACACGACCAGGAGATAATTTAACTGTACCTCTTCTACCAGAGTAAGATAATGCAGCTCTTTCTCTATCATCTATAGTTGCTTGTGATAAAGGCTTTCCATAATAATCTTGTATTATTTCTTTAACTTGCTCTGCATCTGCACCTCTACCAACAAGTTCTTTATATACTTCTGTATCTTCAGCTAATGTAGAGTTACCAAAATAACCTTCACCTAAGTTAACTTTGTTACCTTTAGCTAACTCTCTAACAGCTCTACCAGCTAATGTAGGTCCTGTTTCTTCAAATACATTTTTAAGTTCTGTATAAAAATCTGGATTTAATGTAGCTGCTAATGTACCTATACCAGTAAAGTACAATAAAGGATTTTGTTGTTTTTTTGAATAGTAACGCATACCTGCAGTACCATATCTTTTAACAAATTGACTAGCAGATTCCATTCCAACAAATGCAGTTCTAATTGCACCTCTACCTGCTGCTTTAATACTTTCCCACCAACTTCTTTCTTTATCCATAAAGGATTCAATAATAGAAGTAAACTCTGGACTTTCTTTAGTAAGACCAACCATAGCTGCACCAACTTGTACATCAGGTGGTAAAAATCCATATTGTTGAGAAATACCAGCTAAGTTATCAGCAATATTATTTTGAGCAAAAAAGTTTCTTAATTCTTGTGCTTGTTGTTTTCTTTGTTTTACAAAATCGCTATCTAAAGCATCTTGATAGGGTGATGTAAAACTCCACTCCCACGCCATTCCTACGCTCCATCATCCATCAATGCTAAAATATCTGGACTAGGTAATACTGCGTACATTTGTCTTAATATAAAGTTTCTATCCATTTGCATACCCTGACCAAATTTATTTAAGTTGTTAGCTGTAACAGATTCCATAGGTCTTTCAGTAGGTCTATTTAAAGGTAACATATCTATTCTTGGTGGAGTAGGAGCAGCTTGTTCTACAGGTTGAGGTTGCACCATATCTTGTTCTTGTACAAACATTTCAGCAGCTCTTTGCTGTTCTTCAAATTCTACACCTTCACCATATGATTCAGATAAATATCTTCTTTTAATTCCTCTAGCCATTTTCTTCATCTCCATATTCAAAATCATCAGGAACAATCAATATATCAATTCTTCCTACCATTGGTATAAAAGCAACTGTCATAATGTCTATTACTTTTTCTATATCGAAAATAACTGGTTTCTTTTTTAATTTATTAGAACTCTCTTCCCACATAGGTTGTTCTTCAACTGAATAATTTTGTGCAATTATTTTTGCAAACTCTTGATTTATATCAGGCATTATACTCCTCCTAACAATGCTGCTAGGTTAGGAGGTCCTTGTGGAGCTTGTTGTGCTTGTTGTTGTGCGGCTTGTAACATCATTTGCTCCTCAGGACTTGGCTCTTCACCTTGAGCTGTAAAATACTTCTCTAATATTCTACCCATATTTTTAGGATTGTTGTAGATTTCTACAACAGCCATCATCGCACCTTTATCTCCTTGTTCAGAATTTCTTAGCAACATCTGGTATAATATCTCTTCAGTTCTTTGTTTAACAATACGCTCATTAATTTGACTTAGATTTTCTAAACCATCCATTTCTTGTTGCATAGTTTCTTTATCTATGATACCCGCTTGTACTAATTGCAAACCTGTAATAATTTTGTTTGGTGCATCGAAAGAAGCCATAGCACCATATTTTCTTCTTGTAATATAGTTTTGGTCTATATCAGATGAAGGTGTGTAACTTTCAGAAAATGAAGCACCTTTGTAAGTTCCAGATATTGGTTTTCTGTTATTAGAAAATAATACCTCATCTAGTTCTAATCTTTTAGAATCTATTTCTTGTAAAGCATATTCTAGTATTGTGTGATACTCTCCAACCATAGCACCAACACCAGACTCAAGTTCTTCTAATCCTCTACCAGTTACAAATGAGTTTGGAGATATAGCATCATCTTGTACTGGATAACCAGCAACAACTCTTAATTGTCTTTCTAATCTACCTACAGCTTCAAATAACTGATATGGTAAGTTAGTTGTTGGTTTGACTACTTGTGAACCTGGTGTCAAATAGTTTATAGCATTTCTACCTTTTCTATATTGACCTGATTCAATCTCACCTACAATGTTTGTTTCTGTAAATACAGCATCTTCCATAGCAATAACAGACAAAATATTTATCTTTGCCATTGAAGCCATAAGACCTATAACTTGGTCAAACTGTCCTTGTAATCTATCAAAACTAAATCTTTTAGCAATAACAAATGCTGGACCTGATTTAAGTGGATTAGGTACGAAATCTACAATTTTATTAGATGCAACGTGTACAATGTATGTTCCTTCAGGATTTATGTACTCAACTACAATTTCACCATTGTCATTAGAGTTTTCCCATGAACCTTCTTGACCATAGTTTGTATATATACCTGTAGTAAAACCATAAGGTTCTTGTGTTTCTTCACCTTTTTCTGCAAAATAACTTTTAAGTTCAGGGTACATTCTTACTAATACGTCAGCAGGTATGCTTCTAATAGTTACAAGCTCTTCTGCCATTTGATTAGCACCTTGATAACCTGGGAATGTAGTATAAGGGTCACGTAGTTCTGCTACTGGATATACATTACCATCAGGGTCTGTCTTACTTGTTATAACCCAAACAGCAAAACCATATCCTGGTAGCCATCTAGCTACTTGTGGTAGCTGTAAATCTAATTTTTGAAACTGGTCGTATGATGTAACGATACGTTCTAGTTTATCTTTTTTGTTTTTATTTCTTTCACTATCTCTTGGGTTTGTGATATGTACATCTAAAGAAGGAACTCTTCCTATTTTTTGTGCAAGTCTATCTAAAGCTGATAACAATAAGTTAGGAGCAGGTAACATATCTGCATCCATACTAGATATTGATTGACCTAGTAATGCTTTGATTCCGTTTTCACCACCATTGATGATTGCACGAAACCTTGCTCTATCAGGTAATGCTTCATCGTGCATCTCTTTTAAGAATCGAGTTCTATCTAATATATCTTTAACTAACATTTATCTCCATGGAGCGTCATTCCATTCTACTATATCAAACCCATCATAGCTAGGTATGTAGTCAATTCCTATATCAGAGTAGTGTGCTTTTTGCAACTTACGTAAAACTTTAATTGGAAACCAACTAGCCATAACTATATCAGATTTATAGACATTTTTTCGCTTTGCTGAAAAATAAGATAATTGTTTCCTATACATCTCTGACTTAACCATAGATTCTGTATTGCCGTATGGTAAAATTATTAGTTTGTCTTGAAACATAGGTGCTAGTGATGTAACACCAAAATGACTATCCCATTTGTTCTTATAGGTTTCATGACCTTCTAAGATAATGCCATTCCTATTTGCATATTCTTTTATACGTGGGTCTTGTCGTATTGCTTTCTGAAAGTTGTTTTCTTCTATAACCCAGTGAAACAAATGATATTGTTGATGCCACTCCTTAATAACTTGTAATGCTTCTTCTATACCACCACCTTTATTATTTTGTATATCTACCATTTGCAGTAATTCATCTTCACCATCATCAAGTATTGCCCATAAGAAAGCTGCTTGATAACCTGATGCTGCAGGGTCT